AGCTTTTCTATATTTTGAATTGCTCTTATATCACTGGCAGAAAGATTCAAACCATTAAGCTGATCAGCTGACGGCGCTGTATATCCTAACAAAACCTTGATTTGGTAGTGATGAGGACTAACGTATTCGGTGTTTTTTAAATACTTGTCTGGAGTCCACAAGATGAGATCAACATACCTCAAGCCTCGTTCACCTGGAGGGCTAGCGTTTAGGTCTTTTAGGCTTTTAAAATTTAATTGTAGCGTGCATTTAATATTGTTCTCGATAACGCCATGCGTCTCCCCATCCTGTTCGTACGAAAAAGATTTAAGCCCAACATTGCGAAATGTTGGTTTAGTACTTTCGTATGCTAAATAATCTTCGACAGTTGCGGCCGTTTCGGCGCCGAAAGTGTCAGAAAATTTAAACTCTTTGTAGCACGGCACCGGAAGAGAAACGGAACTTTTCTCATCTATAGTCCCATCATGTTTTAATTTAAACTCTGCAAAGTTAACTTTATAGATTCTTATTTTAGGCTGCATCAAAGATAAAGTAGAAGTTTTTATTTTATAAAAAACATTAACGTTATCCACCCCCCTCAGCTTATTTACCAGCTGGGTGCCCGGGCCTTCAATCTGCCTAAATGTATAATAACTAAAAAGATTTTTATTGGCATTATTTACCCGTTGTGTTTTATCAATATTCGAAGTCAGGATGTACTGTTCTAGATTAGACCACTGCCTATCGTTATTAGTGATTTTCTTTTCACTACGCTCATCCTTTGATTTTACCATACCCCCATGCTCTTTATACCACTGACGTCGATCTTTGACGGCGGCATCATAGCCCGGAGATCCTTTCGCTGGGACACTTGGTTTTGGTCTGTGTGCCATGAACTAATATCCTATATAATATTGTATAGATTCTAAGGGAACCGGTATGTACACCATATCTCCCAATTTTACATGAAATTCAGTTGGTTTTTGATTATAAAATGCAATTATCCACCATAAAGTCGGGTCGTTGTAGTATTTAGCAGCCAATTTATAATACCTGTCTCCAGTTGTCCAGATATGTTTTATTGTACTAAAATTACCACGATCATCCTGTGACGGATATTTAAACTTCGGGGTGTTAAAGTGTAATAAAGATTCGAGGCCTCTGGTTTTTTTAAAGTATCGTTTCCAAGTTGCAACGGCGTTAACCTTTGTTTTCTGGTTATTATATCTCATTGATTACAATTCCTTTTAATCATCACATGAAGTTTCGGCAGCTGTTGCTTGGCCGGCGCCGCCTGCGGCGTCCATACAGTTAGCGGCGGCCTGGTTCTCTAATGCATGTGGACCTGAAACTTCATATGTTTCTGGAGGGTTAACACTGGGAACACCATCACCGCCTTCCCTCATTAAACCAAAGCCGTATGGGAAATTGGGGGCATCGTTGCCGCCGCGCCAGCGACCGGTCTGATGATCCCAGCCAAGTGAATGATCGTGTATTACTGTTAAGGTACAACTTATATTAAATAACTTTGGAACTAAATAAGTCTTTCCTTCATTTACCTCATTCTGGAATCCAGCATCTTGAATTAACTTGCCGGCCTCATTCGCGAAAGTAGAATCCATGTTTAAAGGATTAACAGCTATAAAACCTTCTTTCGCCTCGTGTGACACTCCAACATTTTTGATAACACATAATAGACCTTGGCCGTCGTTAGTAGGAGAAGATATTAAATTTGCATGCCTAACTCGGAAAATCGGGGATGCCGAAATTGAAGTTGCCGTTAATGTATTTTTATAGGTTGGATATAGAGAAGCCAAAAACCAACTTAGATTGTTTAAGTTGTCTAGACCTTTTGATACGGAGGCAGATGGGATAGCCCAGGTTAAAGATATTTCTCTTTTATTTGATTTCCAGATATGATAAGGATCCGTTCTACCAAAGGGTTGCGTTGAAGAATAGTCAACTGAATACTTATCATCTATCTTATCGATGTAAGCTATGAATTGGATTACAGGAGGGTTTTTAATGTGTACAGGTATTATTTCTAGTAAGGTGCCCAGTTCAGCTCCTTCGGAGTTTTCAAAATTATTGCTTTTAAACTTTACATTTTTAAAAGTATGCTTTTCGCCAGCATAAGCGGCTATTTCACTTTGAAAAAATTTTGGCATTTCCTTATCTCCTATTATCCAAGCGCCCTGTTAACAGCGTTGAGGCTTCTCTTCTCAACCCATTTGGCCAATTCCTGACCGTCTGCAGCTGCTAATAGTTGAATTGGTATTTCAACCGGTATGTTACGGCTAGCTTCCAAACTCTTCACCAAAGAAGTTAAAGCAGCCAAGAGTGACTCCAGCGGCGCTGGGGGCGCCTCTGGGGACTCGGTTGGTGGCAGGCCTCGGTCTCGCCGCAGAGCTGCAGCTGCCGCGGAGGCGGTGACAGGCGGCGCTGGAGTCACGGGGCTCGCTGTGACTGGAGGTACGCCCTGCACCTCACCGGCGGCGGGGGCAGCTGCGACTACAGCTTCTGGGCGCCCGCGAGCAGATTCTTCCGAATGTCGCAGCTCATCCGCGAGCCGGCCTGGTTCGGCTTGTGGTGGTGGGCTTACAGACGCAAGACCGCCGGCGCGCGGTCGAGGTGGTGCTGCGGTCGACCGCGGTGGGGTACCTTTGTCGGCGCCTGCCCCCTCGGGATCTCCCACGACGCCATCTTCGCCAACATCAAACATCCCGTACGGCTCCCACATGCCGACGCTGTGTGCTTTTTCTTCCATGTCATATAGTCTCTTTTGGGTGGCGCCTCCGAGTGCGGCGACGCCTGTGACGACGCCAAGGGCGGCGCGCGCGGTCTTCTTTGGCGCCTTTTTAGCGATGACGCCCATCACACCCATTAGAGATATATATGCTTCTTCTGTATTGACGACGCCTTGGGTGTGTTTGCCCGTAGCGGCGATTGCTTTTCCTATTCCTTTCGTAGCTGCAGATGCGAATTCGCCGGCGACCTTGTGTGACCTCTTAACGAGTTTATCTGCGCCGCCGACCAAGCTTGATACAGATTTTTTGGCTCTTTCGGCAGCAGTTAAAGAAGCGTCAATGGCTGAGTCAAGCTCTTCTTTTGATGCAGCCTCCGTGCTTAATCGGTCTTTCGCAGTTTCAAAATCTTCTTCGCTCCCGAACATTCTTGCCGCTGTTCCAACGTCGACGCCCATCATTGAAGCAATCATTGATCTCACACGACGATTTGCATTTTCAAAGCTGGTACCAGAACGATCCATGGCTTCTCTCATCATCTCAATTTTTTCATCAGGCTCGGCATGAACAAGATCCGTGACTGATAAGAGTGTGTCTCCCATCACAGCGTTGAAGCCCTGAGCTGCTTCCGCGGCTCCTTTAAATGTGTCTAGTCTCATGGCTACGCTATTCAAACCTTCAACTGAAATGCCGGTGGCGCGTGATTGAGCTTGCAAGTTCGCGAACACGTCAACTGCCCGGTCTCCCCACTCAGCCAACTTTGGCATCATTGTGGTAAAATTCTTCACTGCTTCACCGACGTTCATGTCCAAAGACCGAGCAACTCCAACCACTTGCTTTAACGAAGTAGCTGCCTTTCTGGGCGATTGTCCTAGCACCTTAGTAAACTGATCTAAAGCTTTGGCCGAGGATTGATGCGAAACACCTATTTTGCCCAAGCCGGCAACCAAATTGCCGACATATGCGGCCGTTGCTGGTTCGGCTTTAATAAATTCTTCACGCATGAACATTGTACCGTTTCTTAAAGCGGACATGGATTTTTGAGCATCCTCTGCCTTAAGACCAACATTAACAAACATTTCGTCAGCGTCTCCAATCGCTAGGGCGCCTGTGCGCACTGCATGCAGCGGGTCAAGCATACTAACAAAAGCCGTATCCATCTCTTCTGTGTGTTTAACGCCAGATTTTGTCAAGGACCGGAAGCTCTTGTCAAGAGAATTTGGCAAATCTTCCATTTCTCTCAAAAAAGATGAGGGCGCCATACCAGGTATAAACATGGCCATGGCTGCAGCTTCTAAGCTGACCTCAGCCATGGCGTGTGATAAGCCTTGTACACCAACCTCGGCCATTCTTATGATATCATCAGTACTCTTTATTAAGCTGCCATTATTTTCACCCAGCTCTGCGGTGTCGATAGAAATCTGGCGAAGCTCGGCACTAGTTCTTTTGCTATCCCTGTAGACGTCTTGGAGATGTTCTTTCGACGTTCGATATTCTTCTTTTGTTTCGCCGTATACTTTGTTTATCCGCCGGCGTGAGGTCTCTGCCTCCTGGGCTAAATTCCTAAGTTGCGCAATTTCAGCATCTAGGGCCACCAGCCTCGCACCCTCGGCCTCGCCGCGCTGTTCTGTTTTACTATTGATAATCTCAGTAACCTTATCTTGATCTCTCAAAAGCGCTATCGTATCACGCTCTTGGACTATTAATTTCGCCTTTTTTTCGGATATCACACCTAATTTAGTATCAATTAGTTCTAAATGAGTTAGGTAGCCCTGAAGATCTTCGCCGCTGAGGCCCTTAAGGAGCTGCTTCGGGGTGGGATCATCGGCACCAGCGATTTCGCGTAACCTACCTGACGGTATCTCTGTCCCTCCTCCTCCTTCTTCTTCGGCCATAATTATAATTCTCCTTGAGCAATTATAAATAGTAAGTTAAAGAATAAAACAAAAGGCCCACCTTACAGTAGGGCCTTTATCTTCTAGCATTTTCTATTGCTTCTCGTTCTTTACTGAACTGTTCTTTTAATTTATTTAAAAACCAATTGCGCAGTCCGACTGGTAAATTATAGGCCTCAATGAAACTCCAGCCACCATGGTATTTGAGCATAAAGAACTGCTCATATATTGCTTCCATATATTCTTCATCTAGGCCAAAAAAATTCCGCAGAAAGCGGAACCTCCATGTCTTCTTTATGTGCGCAATTCCCGCACAAAAACCCTTGTTTTAAATCAATATTCGGGGCTAATTTAGGGTATAAATTTCTGATATGTTTCGAATCCGATGCTAGCATACTATTAATAAAGCTATCGACGAATTCCGGATCAGTTTTGCCGGCAGCCGAAACAATAAATTTTGATAAAATAGAAGTTATAGCTGTTTCTTCCCCAATGTCCTTGTCTATTGTTTTCTCGTCGATACCATCGAATAGCCTAACGCCCACTGTGGTGTTTGATTTTGGTAAGACAACATCAAAAGTTTTTGTTTCTTGATTAAAAACAGCATTATTTTCCTCCAAAAAGTTTTGATCAAAACAATTTTCCGTTAGATTTGTTTTGACCAAACTAAAAGTATAGGGGTCTTTAACGTAACATTCTTGACATTTAACCTGGGCGTTGTAAGCCGAACCATACGCTGAGATGCGCGCAGCAATCATGATAGCGTTCCTGTCTCCTATAAGCAGAGTATCAGGTTCTATATCAAGTAATATCAGATTAGATAACAAACGATTTATGGTTAAACCCTTGTTCATCAACGCGGTGGAAGCTAATATATCCTCTTCCTTCGCAGTCATATATCTGATTTCAATAGTTTCTTGTCCACTCAAAGGATGGTCGTCAGGGTAGAAGACTCCCCTAGAGGGGAGTTCAACAAACTCTGTTGGTACAACGTAAGCCATTTTATCAGGAGTTGAAACAAGGGCGGGAGACTGGGCCTTGGTGCCCGAGCGTCTCTGGTTATTTCTCATTTATACCTCTCTCTCTTTTTTTTTTAATCGCCGCCGAGTTCCATCAGCTCGCCGCCTGCTCCGTTGTATATAGCATAATCATATGTTATAGACATATCGATCTGTACTAAATCGTCAGAGTTGTAATCTAGATCGCCCCATTTTACGCTTTTGACAAATGCGTTTTTCAGGATCCATTCCTCAGAATATCTTGTTGGTACGAAGCCTAGTCCGCCACTGCCTTCGCCCTGGTCTCCCATGCCAAGAATACCCATCTCGCCGCCATTCAATTGTTTAATCGAAACTTCGCCGAGGGCGCGGTAAGCGCTATTTTTAGTGATACCGGTGGCAAGAGCGTTCGGGTGGTCGGGTTCGACGAACCCAGAATTGTTTAAGGCATTCCAAAACTTGGTCGCCATATTTGGTTCATGAGCGTCAAGAAAGCTAACATCAATATCATTCCACTTTACAATTCCGGGAAATTTAAAAGTATGATTTAACACTCGATGTTCAGTCACGCCGCTTAGCTCGTAACTAGGCTTTGTACATTTCATAGCCATAATGTTTTCGTGGCTAAAAGAACTAAAATCAACCATAAACCGGAACTTTCTCTTTGGTTCGAAGCCGGCGTGGGATGGACTAAAAAATGCCATTTGTCTTGTCTCCTGTAATATCTCTCGTATTATAATTAGTTATTAAGTTTTTTTTAATCGTCAAAAGATGCGCCGCTTCTAGTAATAATGAAGTCTAAGGCGATAAATTCAATCGCTCTAGCCGGTTTAAGGAAAATCTTTGCGTATAAAACGTTCCTGTCAATCAAGTCAGGAGTTGTAGTTGTTTCGTCCAAAAGAACCCTAAAGTCAGTTAAACCCATACCGGCCTTTACGCCCTCTAAGAAAGGTACCACTTGACCTTTAAAACCGTCCCAAGTAGCTTGCACATTTTGCTCGAATAAGACTCTTGACGAAATTCTAGAAATCTCCTTTTTCACATAAATCAGCAGTCTTCTAACGTTAATTCGATCCAAAGCTGATTGAGTAACTTGGAGCGTCTTCTGGCCAAATATCACGATACCTTCTGCTGGGAAGCTAGCAATCGGATTAATATTTGACTCGTAAAGATCATCTCTGTCAGCTGAGGTTAATCTTTGTCTTACACCGAGGACCGGTAAACCGGATGATCCTTCGCTTAAGCCGCCGCGTGTGAAGCCGGCAGGAGCAAACCAGACCGCTGACTTGCGTTGTGAGCTTGAAAACGTTCCAAGCGCAACAACAGATGGCGGTACATAAAGAACTGAATCTGTTTGTGTATCACGAATCTGCACCCATGGATAGAAAGTACACCCATAGCTGGAATTTACGCTCATATCCTTGACATTATTAATAGTGTCGGTCACACTACCAATTCTAGCCGACTCAGCCTTTGTATTTTCATGTGAGGGAGTATACCCGCCGGCGACATCGATAATTGCCATGGCGTCGCCCCTGTCCTCACATGAGTCGATCAATTTTGTGTTTAAAGCACTATTTGTAATTCCGGGCATGCATGCGACGTCATACTCAATAAACTCCTTATCGGATGTCAAATCGATAGCTTTTGTAATACTGTAAAATGCGTAGTTATCTGTCACATTTGCGTTAGTTGTTAGGCCGTCGTCACCGTCCTCACCATTTCGGAATGGGTCTTTCTCCTTAATATTATATCCATCAAAACCGCCGAACATTGGTGAGGTGAACTTATTATAACCCTTTTGTAGAACAAAAGGTTTCCCGGTCACCGAGTCGCCACTGGAACTCATAGCTGTAAACGAATTACCGGCTGCTCTGGAGCCTGAGACCCAAGCAGCATGAGATGTATCAGTGCCCTCCTGTACATCGTCTAGAGTAAAGACCCAAGAATACTGTGTTTCGTTCGTGGCCAAGCCGGCGGCCGGGTCGAGACCATCGGGCATACCTCTTAGCAGGTCCACAGTGGCAAAATCATATCTTTTGGAATCCTTAATCACTGATTGATATCCAAAATAGGCTTTCGATGAAAGTGACAAGGGGCCCTCAGAAGATGAAGTTCTCAGTCTAGTGGTGGGCCAATCAATAGAGGCAGTCATATTCGCGTTTGCAGTGGCCTCGGCCACACTTAAATCCGTCCATAATAAGGTGCCGGTGGGGTGTCCGGTAGAAAGGCTGCCCCATGGAAGACTGCGAGTGCTTCCAGACCCAGCCACAAAGGAATTCAGAGTGGCGCCGCTGTTATCAGTTATATCAGTAGTCGTCGAACCGCTCAGAATACGGAATGATTTTGGAACAGCAGGCCCATAGACCCCAAATGGATTCCAACTTCTTGCTTGACCGTTGTCAACAGCAGGAGCCATTTCAACTCTTATATATTTGGATCTACTGGGAAAATTACCATGTTCAACAAGCGTTTGGTTAGCCGATGCGTAAGTGTAGCTTTTATCACCGATCTGCCGAGCGACATATCGAAGTGAATTAGGGTTCAAATTACAATTGCTGAATCTTTCTAATATTTGTGGTATACCATCAGAATCTGACGCTGCTCTGACCATTACTGTAAAAGAACCATAATTATTGAAATTATCGGTCGGCACTTTAATATCTTGAATTGAAATTTTGAAATCTCTGTTGGCATGCTCGCCACTATCCAAAGCGTGGAATTTAAATAATTTTTCAGTGTGCGCCACGGGGTTGAAACCTGCAGTCGTGGTACCCCTAGTATCCTGAGAAATAAACCAGCCAGTTTGTGCGGCCCGGGTGTCGATGAGACGATTACCCCAAGTTACTCCGGATTCGTTGACGCCATCAAGGGCAAGAATAAATCCTAGTTGATCGCTATTATCTGTAGCTGAACCAGTCACCTTCAACAGGCTATTTTCGCTAGAAAACAGGCAAGACTCGAAGGTTTCACCTAACCAATAGTTTTTGGGGGAAGCGACAATATTGCTATTAGTTTCAGTTGGATTAGTGTTAAACACTTTTCTGATGAACATATTGTCATCTCTATTAAAATTAAACGTTGCGGTCTTAGCTACGGTGCGGGAAGAGCCGTCGTGGGCGCCGGCACTCAGAACTTTGGCAGTCCACTGGCCATTGTCGCTTTTAATCATGACGCCAGCGCCTTCGCGTTGGGCGCCGTCGCGGGCAGTACCAGTTAAAATAACTGCTCCGGAATTGCAATACCAGACCGCAGCCATGGTACCTGTGACAGGCGGGAGGCTCGCGGCGGCGCCGTCCAGGAAGCTTCCTACGGTCATCGACGACGAGATGTCACCGGAGCTAGAGCCGTCCGCGATAGTAACCGTCGCCGATGACACGACGCCGGCGGTGTTCTGCGTTATGGTTACAACGGCGGCGGAGGCGGTTGCAGTGAGATCATCATGGAGGTTAAAGGCTGCGGCGATGGCCGTGGCCTGCGCGGCGTTATTCGTGGATCCGCCGGAGGCGGTGGAAGCATCGAAAGTTCCGTCCGAGGAGGCACCGGAAGTTGTGGTCATGGCATTGGTAGTTGCATGGCCAGTGATCGTGATTGTATCTGCGCCAGTTGTGACCAATGATATGGTGCTACCGGGGAGGCACTGTCCGGCGTCGGTGATTGTTAATGTTGCGAAACCTGCGACGGCGCCGCCGGTATATGAATCCGGGTTTGGTATTATAAATAAACCGTATGCGCCGCCATGGCTACTCAAATTACCGCCAGAAGCGCCAAAAGCTTCCGTGGTGCGCCAGCCGGCCTGGGCAGTCGGCATCTCGGCGTAGGTCGCCGCGTCTGTTCTATTTTCACCGAGTACTCGATATACAGTACAAGGAGAGTTATTTCTTAACCAAGCTTGTACGGCATATGCAGCGTAGGTGGGAGCAGTCTGATCCCCGGAACGCCAGATATCGCCAGATGCGTTTCCATCAGCGGCAGAGCCGAAAACAGTTACAAACTCTTTATATGATTCAACCTTGACAGGGCGCATGCCCGGGCCCTTTGCGAAGCGCCCTATAACCAATGGGCCCATTCTTGCTGGTAAGGCTGGGATTGCTGACTCATCAATCTCATTGAGAAAGACGCCAGGGGAAATAAATTTAAATTGTTCGACTGCCATATCTATTGCTCCTTGAATATAAAGGCTTAATTTTTAGTAAGCTTTTTTCTTTAGTAAATAGTGTTGCTCCTTTACAAACTCCCTTAAAATCTAAATTCGCCATCTTCATCTTGTACAAGTACTCTTTCACGAGCAAATCTTATTTGCACGGCGTTCTCTCTTCTGACCACTCTTGGTCTCATTTCGTTCTTGCCGTCGCCAATAAGATACCCAAAAACATTTATACTGATGGCTGTTTCATACTTGCGTTCCTCAGCTTCATAGTTTGAAATATTATTAGTCATTGCGAAGTCTTCTTGTATAAAAGCTTCATATTTATTTGTGTTATGCCCGATAAGGACTCTCTTATGAGCATTTGAGACCCGAACAAAAGGAGCCAGTAGATCGTTCATTTGTTCCTGATATTCGGTTCTCAAAATAATTTTATATCCTATATCGATATATATTGGAATTGGGATTGTTAAAGTTTCAAATACAACTTTTTCATTCTTTTTAAATTTATAGAGAGGAAAATTTTGTTGTTTTTTGCGACGATACGCGTCAGCATTGGCAAAATTGCTTGTTTTATCTTGTTTTATAATCCTATTTACGGTATAATAGCCGCCGCGGAGGTCTCCATGTGGATCCACCTTCGCATAGGGAATAGCGCGGCTTTTATCGGTTTTTTTGATACTGTCTCTTTCGATAGTCATAATCGGCAAAGTTACCATCCCGGTAAGGTCGCGGCCTATCTCAGTATTCTTAATATTATGGGCGCGCTCGGATCCAGCCCATATAACCGGTACCTTCTGGAAGCCCTTATTCGAGGTCGTGCTAATATTCATACCCTCATCAATAAACCTATACACAGCAAAGTCTATGTCCTCAAGCTCTGATTTATATTTCATTATATCGCGACTAGTGTTTTCTTCGTTTATTGAGCCTTTATGAGCCATCGAATAATCCCTCTCTAGATTTAATACATTCTGCGGAAATTTCAACGCGTCGGTCGGCCTGGCCAAATAATTCAGTTGGCTCTTTGAGCGTTACTATTTCATAAAAATTCTCACCATAAGCCAAAAAGTCGCCCTCTCTCACAAAAAGATTTTGATCCTCTGCCAAACGCCTCTTATGAAAGTGCACAGTGATTTTTACAGTTTTGTCGATGCCGTATTTGTCAACTCTTGTTTCCTGGCCCTTGAACTCAATTAAAGCATGTACTCTTACAGGTGGCAAAAAAGATTTTACAATTGCCTCATTATATAGTGGGTGGAAATTGGTATATTTTAAATCAACTGGGTAATAAACAATAGTCTGGCCAATCACTCTCTCAATTAGTTCGTCATTAACCTGCTTAACCAAATCACGCTCTTTCTCACCAAGAAATAAGGGCGGTGGAGGGCTGTTTGGTTGCGACCACTTGTTTTTTTCAGAAGCCATATAATATTATCCTGCGTATATAAAGTATGGGTAAGTTTGTACCAATTCAGCTGTGCTTTTGGCCATGGCTCCTTGCATTTCTGTTATTTTTTGATAAGTTAGTTCGTCTAATACTTTCTGGAGTTCTTCTCTTAGGCTTTTCTGTTCCTCTCGGGCCTGTGTCATGAGATCACTGCCATTTAACGTGACAGTTTGTCCTGGAATGGGAATATTACCAAATTTAGATCTTATTTGACCTAGAGTTTCTTTGGCAAGCGTCAGGGCAAAACGGCGGATCCACTGCTTGCCAATAGAGTTTATATTTTTAAATGGTATATTTGCTAGCGGAAGAGTACTCATATTGTTAACACCTGCAACAAGATCTCTTTCATTAACAGTTTCGTCCCACGGGTCCTCTTCAATTGAAAAGTTAATCCAAACTTTGCTGGGAGTAAGGCTAGTAGGTGTAGGGTATAATCTTAATATATTGTTTTTTATTTCATACGAGTAATGAGAATTTCTTGTATAAATTGCGTCTTCATAAGTCATAGCCTGAAGTTTGTTGTGCCACGGAGGTATAACTTCAAAAGTTGAATCATCTGCAAACATACCATATGTTGACATATTGCCAACAGAATTCATCCCGCCATAATAGCCATAAAAACGCCACATCGCATGTGGCGTTTTATAAAAAACTTTTCTAATTGTTATTTTTTTATCTTTCACTTTACCATAAAATGCTTCTGTGCTCGTTAAAGCAGCAGAAGAAGAAACAATTGTTTGTAAGTTATAGTTTTGCGTTGAATGAGTAGTATTGAAAGAAGCCGAATATATCGGTGTTGCTCCGCCTATACCAACTTCCGCGATGGTGTGATCCATAATTCTCTTAGAATATCCAAATTTATATCTAGGGTATTTTAATTCAACATTGCTATCACTTAAACTGTCTGTTCTCTGGCCATCAGAGTCAAATGTGCCAGTTGTTGCGCCAAGTGAACTATGGAGTATATTTTTTGATTGATGTACATTAACTATGTACGAGTATTCTAATGTAGCTTCTTCATAAGCAGCGTATATGTTGCCAGTTGTTAATTCTAGATCTAATACATCGCCACCAAGTTTTTTATATGTGTAGGCAACTTGATCGGCTGCTCCATTGACAAAATTTATATCATATAAATCAGATTCAGAATCCGCATATATACCAAGTGGGTAATGCACTGTATTACCTGCACCATTTCCGGCTATGGCAATACTCCCCGTGGAGGTCAACACCACAGTGCTTGTCGTGGAAACTGGAGATAAATTTGGTGTTGCCATTCTCTTCTCCTTAAGCGCTAGCTACAAAAACTTCCACCGTACCCACATTGGAGCCCGGATTAACTATAATACTCTCTAGGTCAGTTAACGCTGTTAAAATACCAGCCGAATCATCATCTACATGGATTCCTTCATCAGGCGTGCCCATTACAAAGCTTCTACCAGCTTCTAATAGAATAGTGCAAGATTCGTTTGCAGCACTATTGTCTTCATCTGAATCTAGTTGTAAGGAAAGACCAACAGAATTCGTATCGTCTAAATTAGTTACACGAATATATTTTACGTTCTGTAGGTCTAAGGCGCTGTCGGCAATTGCTGTTGTAGATTTAAAAACTAAAACTGTGGCATCGTCATCTGCTGCG